GTTGTATAGTTGCGGCCGTCATCTTGCCCGCCGGTTTCGCCTTGCATAACCCGGCCATCGGAGGTGCCGAAATATAACTGGTTATTGAATACGCAAAAACAATTTGCATCCCAACCGATATAGCGCGCCCATGCCCCGGTTCGAACATTGGCGACAAACTGCGTATAATCACCGGCAATTTGTTTGGGCAGATTGATAATGCCCATGCTTTCGAGTGGCCAAATCACAATCTGCCAACCCGCTATGCCAGCCCGATCAATCACCGCGCTACGCCATGCCGGGGCAATTGGAGCCGTTACTGCTGCGTTCTGCAAGGCCACTTGGTCTAGGGTTTCGACCTTGGACATTGGCACGATGCCGTCCTCAGTCATAATGCCTAGATCGCCACCGGCGCGCATTAAGCACCTGCGTCCAAGCGGGCGGGAGATTTTATAGGTGCCAATCAATGTCCAAGCCGGATCACCGGGATAGGGCCCATTGTAAACAGCAACTTCGCCTTCAGTCGTGATAAATACGCATGTTTCATAAATGCCGGACGTGCTGTCAATGGCCCATGTTGCGCCACATAGCAGCGAGCCGCCAAGCTTGAAAATCGAAGTTAGTGGAAACTTGGTTGCCGCGCCGCCGATGCTGTCAATTGGCAAATACCAAGCATTTAGCGTATCCCGTTCAATCCCGTAAATCCGGCTTTTATACGCCCATATCTGTGCCAGCGGGTTGCCGGTCAAGCCTGTTATGGCTGGCGTCGTTTGCCATGCCGCACCGGTATAAATCTGCACCGGGTCTTGGCCATTGACACAAATCAGAAACGTGCCACCAGTGCCGGTGAACTGTATTGACTCCACAAGCGCCGATGTATTCAAGCCGGCAACAGCCGCCGCGCCAACTGCCCCGCCTAGCGAAGTATCATAAATATTGCCATTTGAGGCCGCGAACATCTTTGAGACAAGCCCGTTAGTCCAAGTCATTAAAGAGTGAACAGTGGTAGAGCCTGCAAGACCTGTGGCGAAGGCCAGACAGCCTTTGCGCGCACGAACGTAGTCAAGTTGTGGAAAGGCATTGTCGAGCGCGTATGCGGTTCCCGGTGGCGATTCTGAAAGACCTGTGCCAACAAACCAGCCCTTGACCGGCGCGGGGAGGCTGGTTTCTTTCGAGACTTGCGAGTGATTGCCTTTGGAACGGAGCGGAGAAACCATCTAAATCACCGATACGTTATCAAGCCGATAGTGCCATCAGTTCCGCTATTGTCACCGCGAACCATCGACACAATGCGCGGCCCGTGCTGGTTTACCAGCATCCGGTTTTTCATGGTTTCATAGCTGCGGAAGTCTTCAGCGTATTCTAAGCCCTTAAGCATTTTCCAGCGCCAAATAATCGCGCGAACTAACAGCTTTTCGGGAACCAAAACGTTGTCATCATCTGCCGTCACTTTGGCTTTGCGTGTGATGAAATCCGAAGCAAGAACCCAATAGCTAGAGCGGTATTCGCCAGTTATGACTTCGTTCAAAGCCAACACCGGGAAGAACTCAATCACACCGCCGACGATGCGCCACGATGGCCGCAACGGTGCCACCTGAAGCGTTTTCAAGAACACCATGTCATTATCTGTTATAGGCCCGTTGATGGGCGTCCAAGGCGTGATAGACGAAAACAGTGCTGCCCCGTCCGAAGCCCATTTGTCAAAGTCTGCCGGAATAACAAACGTCGAAGTCACGCCGTCACCAGTCATTTGCGCTTCGGTCTTGAGGTTGTTCCAATCGGAAATCTCTGCCAGTTCATCGCCAGAGAATTGCATGACTGCAAGAATCTGCGTCACAGTCGGGTCGGTGTTTGCAACAAGGCCAACAGGTTTTGCCAAACTAAGCAAAGCCATTGCGTCCTGAGTGACTGATAGAACCGACATAGCTTATCCTATTGTTTCATTTGGGATTTGAGGTCGGCAACTATCTTGCGCAAATCGGCAATATCATCATTTAGCCGCAAGTTTTCGGCGGCATATTTGGCAGCGCTCGCAGCCTTCTTTGAGGATGCCAGCCAAGCAATAGCTTTTTCGCGCCAGATACGCCCATCGGGCAAGGTGGCGACATTGCTATCGGAAACCGACGATAAATCCTCGACGGAGCGAATGTTGTTGGCTTTCAACTGCGCACCCATTATCCGGCTCATTAACGGCCATGCGGTCAGCGGCGTTCCAATAACGTGAGCATCGTCCTCGCGGTCGGCTAACCATGCCTTGTACTCAACTCGGAAGCGGGCCTTGATAGCGTCATTGACTGGCAACACGGGAGCGGACAGGCCATCACCTGCAGTTACAATCTTTACGCATTCCATTTCACGAATTCGAATGTAGCCTTCCTTTTCAGTGGCGGCTGGGTCTTCCTCTTCAAGTATGAAAAACACCGGAAAGACGCCCTTATTCATGGCGGCGTACTGTGTTCCGCCCTCGCCAACAATAGCCAATGCGTCCGATGCGTATGCAGACAGGTTTTCCATAAATTGCCCTTTGTGTTGAAAAAAGGGGAATGGGTTTTAAGCCATCCCCCTGATTTGTTAGTTCTGAGACTGTATCTGTGGCCAGCGCATGAACGCCTCGATATAGCCGGACGCCACCGCTGCAATGCTGTTCGCAGTTGCAGTGGAAGGAGCGGTCATAACGATGGTATAAGGCGCGGCGTTACCAAGAATCTGGAACACGACGCCAGCAATACCGGTGCCGGTAATTGTCGCATTCGGATAAACGCCAGCAATAGTGTTGACGTTGGTAAGATTTGGCGACGCGTTAGTTGTGGTGCATACGAATGCGCCGTTAGATGCGGTAATCGTCACCGAACCCGCCGCAGTCGCTGCCAGAGACATGACAACCAAAGAACCTTGAATGTCTTTGATAATCGCGCCCAAAGCAATGCCGGTGCCGCTCAACTGCTGGCCAATAACAAGGCCTTGGTTGGTCGAAACCAGCGTGATATTCACCGAACCGATTACGGTTGTGCCGGTGAATGCCCATGAGGTCGGACATGCGGAAATGCCGCTGATACCCATCGAACCGGCAAGAGCAACCGCCGGGGCATTAAGCTGCCCGTTTACGGCAGTTGTACCAAGCGGCTTAGTCTGCAAGTTGACGGTGGCAATGTTAGCAAGCGATGTGCCTGCCCGCTGTGCCCAGATCATATAGATGCCGGGGGTAAGCGTAATTGACCAAACGTTACCGACTGACTGGTTGTTCTGACCGGTGGAAATACGCCCGCCCAGATAAACAGTACCGACACTCGCGTTGAACGGATGCACACCCGTACCAGTGCGCGCATAAGTTGCCATGTAGGAATTATCCCACACAACAACGTCGCCTTGGTTGATGGTCATGGTCGCAACAACTGGAAACGTAAGCGAGACGAACTCGGCTTCCGCATCACCCGCAACGACTTCGCCGTTTTTCATATTAAAGAACGGGAACTGACCCGCTTGGCCAAGAGGCCCTTCAGGAGCATAGACGCGAGCGCCTACCCCCTCGACTTGAAATGCTGCTATAGTCATAATTTTATCCTTTCGGGGAGGTTACTGCCACAAAACGCCCTGTGTCTGGCCGTTCGACATTGTGAGGTTACCCGCCCAAAACATGGTGCGGACGATGGCGTCTTGGTTGACGTTGGCACGGTCGCCACCGACAACCTTGAAGTTGCGCTCGCGTGAAGGACGCAAATGCAGATAGTCAGTGTTCAAGAAATACATGGTGTTAGATGGAATCTGACCATTGCGGCCACCGTCCAAAATCACGTCCATTTCCTTGCCGACTGCGAAGTATTTCAGCGAGGTGAACCCAAGGCCACGGGAACCGCTTTCCGAGGTAATGCGCTGAACGTTCTGCAGCTGGGATAGATATGCCTGATAGTAGTTGTTATCAGCCACAATGACGTTTGCACCGTCGCCATTACGTTTGACCGCAATCGCTGTGCTGTTCATGTACGAAAGCACGTTTGTCGGGGTTACAACGCCGCGCGCGTCAGTGTTGGCATTGACCGAAATATTGCGCCACCAAACCTGTGTGGAGCGGTCAAGACCACCGACAACACCGGCGGACGGGATTTTAGAAATGAGCAAACCAAGCCCACCGAGCTGCTTGCCGCCGTAGCCAGTACCATCGGAATAAACACCCGCTGACATCTGGTTTTCGAAGGACAACTGTGCAGATTCAGTACGTTCCGCGATTAGGCTCAATTTGGCTTCATCACCGGAATTCTGGATCATTTCCAGGCCCGAAAGCACTACGGCAATGGAAGCCTGTTTGATCGGGAAGCGCGCCGCAGTCATAGTATCGTTGTGCGATACGTTGAGGAACTCAGTCCCGCTGTACCACATGAATGACTGGTTTTCTGCATAGCGCAGTTCTTGGTAAATTTCGCGCCCGCCATCGAAATAGTTAAGGCGGCGGCCCTTGCTGATGTAATACCAAAGGGCATTGTTATTCGACAAGTTATTGACAACTTTGCCGGAGCGGCTTTCGAAAGTGGTGGTTGTTACATCACCCCAATCGACGTTTACGGTCTGTGGAGAAGCCATGATTTTTAATCCTTAAATGCGCCCTAGCTGGGCATTAAGCGCTGCTCGCGCTACTACGATGGGGTCATCATCATCAAACACTGCGACTTTCGGCTTGAGGCCGTTCGACGGAGCGCCTAATGTCGCCTTTGCCATCGCGCGCGCTTGAGGCGCTGCATTGATAGGTACGGCGGGTGGCAATGCGGCATTGTTGAGCAAAGGCGCGATTGCTGGGTCTATTGCGCAAGCTTGGTTATAAGCCTGCTCAAGTGAGGTTGCCCTGCCGATCTGTATTAGATCGCGCATGGCCCCTTTCACGTTGTTGTAATAAATGTTTTTCGGGTTGGTCTCGAAGGCGAAAACCTCATTAGCGGCTTGCTGGTTTTGGTTGCGCTCGTCGATGGCTTTAATGGCGCGCTGCACAACCTCTTCTTGATTGTATTGCGGCTGTTGAGCCTGTTGCTGTTGCCCCTGTGGCTGGCCTGCCTTATGGGCAAGCACCGCGTTGGCAAACGATATTATATCAACATTGACGTTTTTAAGAACTCGCTCGACGCCCGCGTAAACATCAGTGCGCAAAAGCTTTTCAATGCCGATATAATTGTCTAGCGCGCGGTCTAGTGTGGTGCCGCTCTGCTTTGCCATGTCCATGTATTGCTTGAGAGGCTTAAGCTCGGAAACTTGCTCGCCATAGTTTTTGAACCCTTCGGACACGTCACCTTCACGCTTGGAAATCTCTGCCTTCCAAGTGGCTAATTCAACCGGCGTAAGCGCCTCTTTTGCCCAGAGTGCTTTAGCCTGTGGAGACCAGCTAGAGGGCGGCGCGCGCGGTGCATCAACCGGGGCTGGTGCATCTGCGGCAACCGGCACGTCAACAGCTGGGG